GAAGAAAGGAAACACCAAAGACAGATACTACTGAAAAGAAGTAATATAGGAGGTGAATTATGACGTACTTTAGTAAATACCCTTTTTTGGCGAAATTGGACTTAGATAACTCTACTCTGAGTAAGCTTTCCTTAAGATTGGATAGGACTATTATTGGTAGTGATGATGTATTAGTCACTCCTTTAGCTTTAAGAATTAAACCAGAAGAAATTCTAAAAGAATTTGATTTAATTTTTAATTCTAGAGATAATTTGTCTTTACTAAATGAGTCATTGTTAGATTTGGAAAGATCAAACAGAAAATCTTATGGTCCTAGGTCCATTATTTTACCCTGGGCTGAAAGACTTGAGAGCTATGACAATATGTTTGGTCAAGGTGTAGAATATCAATCTCCAACAATCACACCGTTCTCGAAAGATAAGCATTGCTTGCGTCCTATTAGTCTGGGCAATGCTGCTAAGTTTCTTAAAAATAGTACAAGCTCAGGTCTCCCTTATCTTGACAAGAAAAGAAATGTTAAAGATAGAGCTGTTGCTGATATAAACGTTTTGTTAGGACGTAATTATCCGTGCTGTTTGTTAACAAGGTCACAAGAGAGTAAGAAAAATATAATAGTTTGGGAATACCCTATTGGTATGACTCTCTTTGAAACTCGGTACTATCGATCATTACTTGATTATCAAAAGAAACTTGGATGGAGATTAGCCTTATTGGCACCAGGCATGGTTGATAAATCTGTAACTGAATTAATCAATGATTCAATGATCAGACATGCATCTTTATTAAGCATTGATTTCTCACAGTTTGACGCCACTGTGAAAAGAAATTTACAGAAGAAAGCTTTTGAATATATAAAGTATCTATACCCTGAAGAATATCATAAAGATATTGATTTCATAAGCGATTATTTTAATAATTGTGGTTTAGTTACTCCAAGTGGAATAAGTATAAAGCCACATGGTGTTCCTTCTGGATCAACTTTTGCCAATGAAGTTGACTCTATAGTTCAATTCCAAATGCTCATATCATCTAAGAATATTTTTAAAGAGAATGTTCAAATTCAAGGAGATGACGGTGTATGTGCTATAAACCCTGAATTAACAAATCAGATCTTTAACTGGTTAGAAGTAAATGGTTTGAAAGTAAATAGAGATAAATCATACGTTAGTACTAAGAAATGTTATTATCTTAGAAAATTATATGATAATGATTATAGATTGTCTAATGGTATAATTGGTGGTATCTACCCTATTTATAGAACCTTAAGCAGGTTAGTTTACCAAGAGAGGTGGATAGATTTTGAAGATTACGGGTTACTGGGTAAAGACTATTATTCTTTAAGAGCAATAGGTATTTTGGAAAATTGTAAGCATAATCCGTTATTTGAACCACTTGTCAAGTTCATTCTATCTATCGATAAATATCGTCTTAATTTTTCCAGAGACGGTTTGAGCAAGTATGTGAGTATGCTTGAACAAACAAAGGGTGCTGGAGACATTCTTTTTAATCAGTATGTTAACGCCATCAAAGTTATTGAAAACTTTGAAACTATTAAACTGATAAAAAGAATGAGGTAACAACCCGGTATAGTAAGTGC